CGCCGCGTCCGCGGCTTCCTGGGCTGTCCACTTCGTGTTGTACTCCAGCGCGTTGATCGCGAGATCGCCGAAGTCCGGATCTTTGAGCACCTGTTGCGTCGCCCAGACGAGAAACGGCTCGAGCGCGACGTCGGGCGGATCGCCGGCGACGCGCGTCTCCACGGCCACGAGCAGCTGATGGATCGCCAGCGATCCGGTGAGCCCTGCTGTCGATGCCGTCGGCGTGGTAAACGCGACGTTGCCGGCGACGATCGATCGCTCTTCGACGACGTACACCACCTGCGCCGGCAGCTGATCCGCGGTGAGCGGCCGCGCGCGGAAGCGGTGCACGGTGAGGCCAGCCGGTCCGCTCGGATCCGAGAGCGCGGCGACGATTGCTTCGACGATCTGCTCGCGAATCGACGCGCTCACGTTCCAGGCGCTCCTAACGCGAGAACGGTGAACACGCCATCGGGCTTCGCTTCCTGCTTGTCTCGCACTTGGTAGTCGATCCCGTTGACGGTGATCGGGTCATCGATGTTGAGGGATGCGACGTTGACGGTCCTGAGCATGACCGTCTTCATCGCCGCGGTGACCACCTGAATCCCTTCGAGGGTGCTGCCGCCCACGACGTGGGCGCCCTCGATGTCCTGGATGCCTAACAGGCCGTCCGGCGCGCCGGCGAACGACACCGGCACGCCGAAATCGGCCAGAAAGACGTCCAGATCCTCAACGAGCGCCATCGATCAACCCGGATCCGTGAGGCCCGGCGTCGAATCGAGGAGGATGCGGACCTTCACCGTGGCGGCGCCCGCGCCGCCGTTCGTGATGAACAGCTTCGTGACGTCCACCGTGAAGGGGCAGGCCTCGGGATGATTCGTGTTCCAGACGACCTGGCCGCCCGCCGGCAGGTTGATCGTATCATCCGGCGCCGAACTCGAATTCACCTTGATGGTGGTCGCGACATTCGAGAACAGCACCATCGATAGGATGTTGGCGTGCGCCGCGGCGACATCGACCTCGGCGTTAGTCGTGCCGCCGGGGATGACACCGTCGTAGTTCGCTTCGCCGTCGCCGGTGAACGTTTCGGTCGTGCTGGTGATCGTGCCGGCATCCGACTTGTACGTGATGCCGGTGGTGTGCGTGAACATGGTATGAGGCCCTCAGTGAAAGTTGATCGTTAGGAATCCAAAGGAATCCGTGAACGAGGCCTCAGTTAGCGATCGCGGACGGCGGCGGCGAGCCCGCATACCGGAGCGGCGTGAGGATGTACGTCGCCTCGGTGATGTTCGCTGCGTTCGAGGCGCCGGTCTGCACGCGAATGCAGTCGAAACCGTTCGCGACGTCGAGCGTTGCCGGGTCGATCTGGATGACCACGATCTTGTTCTTGAGCGCTGCGTCGGTCGTGAACGTGACGCCGTCGGGCTGCGCGACGAGCGCATCGCTCGTGTCCGTGGCGAGACACGCCCAGATCTTCGCGTTCTCTGTGATCGCCTTGGCACCGGTGCCTGAAACGTCCTGCGCCTGCTGCACGATCAGCTCGACGGTCGCCGCGTTCCCCTGGGCGATGTGCACTTTGATCGCGGCCTTGTAGGCATTCTTGAGCGTGACCCAGGCGCCGCTCCGGCCCGCTGCATCCGCGGCCGGCGCCAGCGCCTCGACGACGCTCGCTTCCTCGGCCAGTGTGAAATGCGTGGACATTGCGTGAAGCCCTCGAAAGAAGAGTGAAGGGGGGCGGCGCCTAACGGTGCGCGGCGCCGCCGCCCGGTGATTCTGCGTGTCTCGTGCTCTTGTCCGCCGGCGGTTACGCGCGCGCCGCCAGCGTGACGAAGGGGCTCCGCTGTGCGGCGCCCTTGTAGGGCGTCACGGACTTGTTCCACACCGGCAGGCCGCCGAAGCGGTACGTGATCCGGAGCGCTTGCTGGTCAGTGTCGAACTTGAAGTGCAGCGACATCGCGATCTGCGGTCCGCCCTTGTCACCGAACAGGAACTGGTTCGGGACGACGGCGACGATGTCACCCGGCGTGCCCGGCGCTTCGGCGAGCTCGCTTTCGAAGGCGGGGAGACCGAAGATCGTGTCGTACGGCCGGCCAGAGATGCCGTTGGCGCCGAGGAAGACCGGCACGGCCGATCCGCCGGTGCCCACGACGGCGGTGACGAGCGTCGGCAGGAATTCCTGGTTGTACAACCAGATCGTGTTTTTCTTGAGCCCGCTCGGGATGTGCGTGAGCATGTTCGCGAGGTTCTTCGCGATGCTTTGGTTGCTGTTCGCGAGCGTCTGGCCGGCTTCGATGGCCTGCGACACGATGCAGTTGGAGCTGAGCCAGCCTAACGGCTCGCCTGTGCCCTTGCCGCGCCAGATCTTGTCCGCCGTGATGAACTGGAGCTCTGCCTGGAACGCGTTCGTGAGCAGCGCGCCGGCCGCCGGCGCATCCTGCTGCAGTTCGTTGGTCAGATACGCGAGTCCGATCACCTTGTGTAGCGCGAGCTCGTCCTGGCGCATCTTGGGCTTCTTCGGCGTGCCCTGGTCCGCCTCGGCCGCCATGAACATCTGGATGCCACCCCAGCGCGATCCGTTTCCGCGGTTCGTCTCGTCGACGATGTTGAGCTTGATCGCTTCCGTTGCGGACCCGATCGGGATGCGCGTGACGCGCGAGAGGATCGGATCCTCTTCGTACACGGGCGTCAGCACGCCGGGGAGAAGCTCCGGCTGCAGGAAGAAGCCGCCATCCGATCCGGTCGTTTCGTTCATGCCATCGGCGCTGGCGAGGATGCGCCGGTTGATGCGATCGAGCCGCGGATCCACGCGTCCACCGGATCGTCCGGCCTGCACCACCGCGACGAGCTGCTCGCCAACGTCCGCGAACTCGTGGCCTTCGTTCCGATCCGTCATCCCCGTGACCACCGGCGTCCGCGCCGCTTGCTTCGCGCGCGCCAGCTCGAGGATCTTCGTCGCGGCCTGGTCGACGGTGCAGCCGCTGTCGACGATCGCATCCGCCTGCTCGGGATCGACCTTGTGCTCGCGGCAGAGGGCGCGGATGTCCTTCGCGCGCTTCCGCTCCAGCGCGACCGCGTCACCCGCGGCTGGGGCCCCGCCAGGGGCTCCCGTGTCTGTTGCACTCACGGTGCTCTCCTCGGCCCTGGGGGCCGGTTGGTGCGGGGATCCACTGTTGGTGCGCGCCGCGTCCCCGCGAGCAGCACGCGCATTCGGATCTTCGTTGTCGGCGTATTCGTCCTCGCCGTCGTCGCACTCTTCGTCGTTAGGCGGAGGCGCCGCGCGCTTCGACTTCTTCTTGCCCACCTTGGGATCGCTCTCGGTGTCCTCGTCGTCGCCGCCGTCCTCCTCATCCTCCTCGTCCTCGTCGTCGGGCAGGTCCGGATCCTCGTACTCTTCATCGTCTTCATCGTCCGGCATCGAGTCGGCGACGAAGATCGCGGCGAGTGGTACGAACGGATCCAGGAAGCCGCCGGCGCCGGCGGCAGCGGCGACGTGCTCGAGAGCGGGGAGGCGACTCTCCTTGTCGCCCGTCTTGTCGCTCTTGTCGAGGCCTAACGCGCGGCGGTGATGCTGGAGGTGATCGATGACGGCTTGCGATGCTTTTTCGCCGCTGCGGCCGCCCTGCGCAGCGCTCCACGCGGCGTTGACGCCGCCCGTGTGCACGTGGAGATCGCCGTCGGTGTAGACCCCGTTCTCGTCCTTCTTCGTTCCGCCTTTGACGAAGTGGTGCGGGTACTTCCAGGTCGATTTCTTCCCAGGATCGCCCTTGTCGGCGAACGCGATGCGCGGAAGCGAGGCCTTGTCGACGTCGCCCCAATCGGGCTCGTCGCTCACGGTGTTGCTCCAGCTGTGCTCGAACGCGATGACCACGACGCCATCGCGGATCGCGACGCGCCGCATCGGCGAAAGCGCGCGGCGACCATTCGTGACGCCTGCACCACCCGTGAGCTCGCCCAGGAGCTCGTCCATCGTTGCGACGCGATCGATCATGCCGGCCTTGAGCGCTTGCGCCGAGGATACGCATCGACCCTCGCCGAAGTTCTGGCGGACATCCTTCACCGTCGTGCCACGACCCGTGGCCACCGCCGCGGTGAACTTCCCGTACCAATCGTCGATCACCGCTTTCATCGCGGCTCTCGCGTCCTCGCCTAACGGCTCGAGCGAGTTGCCTTCTGCCTTGTACTTGCCGGCGCGAATGATCGTCGGCGTGATGCCGGCGTTGGCGTACATCTGCGACTCGTCCAGGTGGACCATGTACACGCCGATCGAACCCACCTCACCCGAGGGCGTGCACACCACTTCGGAGGCCTGGCTCGCGACCCAGTACGCCGCGCTCGCCGCGAGATGATTGACCATCGCGATGATCTTCTTGTCCTGCGCAGCCGCGCGGATCTGTGCGGCGAGCTCGGGGACGCCTGTCGCGGCGCCGCCAGGCGAATCGACGTCGAGCACGATCGCGCTCACAGACGGGTCGCGTGCTAACGCGGTGATGTCGGCGCCGAGCTGCTCGGCTGAGGTGCCACCCGAGTAGCGCGTCATCATGTTCATGCGCGGCGACATCACGCCGTAGACGGGCAGCACCGCGACCTTTCCGCCGGCGGCGAGCGCCGGACCGCGATTGCGTTTCGACTGCGCCGTGATGCGCCGGATCTCCGTCTCGGCGATGCGGCCGCCGTTCGCGCGCACGCGCAGCACTTCGAGGATCTGGCGCGCCTTCGCCTCGTCGATGAGCCAGGGCACCGACGAGACCGCGCGCAGAATGGCGTCGTACTTGGGTGTCATCGTTAGATCGCCGCCCGGAGCACGAGCGCTCCCTTTTTGTTGGTATCGTTCGCGTCGTCGGATTCGTCGGCCGCTTCTTCTTCATCGGCCTGCGACGGCGTGCCCCACGGCCGCGGCTTGAGTGGCGCGGCGGGCACGATGGTGATGTCGAACTTGTCGGCGAGATCCTGTTCCCGCTTGAGCTTCTGGAACGTGTCCTCGAGATCCTCGCCCTCGTCCTCGAGCGCATCGGTGCGGCTGTCCATGCCGTGCTGGATGCCGAGGATCCGCGCCTGCACATCCTTGAGCGGATCGACCCACTGCCAGCCGCGCGCTTTCCACGCGACGTCGGAGTAGTCGCTCGCGAGCCGAGAGTCGAGCTGGAGCGCGCCCGCCAGGAGCGCGTTAGGCAGCCAGCCGTTATAGACCGGCCGGCAGAGCGACGACATGAGCCAGAACTGGATCGTGCGATAGAGGTCTCGTTCGGAGATGAGCCCGATGCGCCCAGAGCTGTAGGACGTTCCGTTCAGATCACCGGTGAACGTCATGTAGCTCGGGCCTAACCCACGCGCGACACCGCGGAGAATCGTGTTCGTGAAGTCCTTGAACGCGACCGACGGGTGCTGGGGCGAGAACATCTGCAGCTCGGTGCCCGGCGGCAACTCGGGGAAGGTGCCCGCCTGCGCCGTGATGTGCCGCTGCTTCTGCTCCTCATTCACGTCGATCGGCGGGCCGTTGGTCGGGTCGATCGTCTTGATCACACCCATCTGCGCGGCGTGCACCCGCGCGGCCACGAGCTCTGCCTCCGTGTAGCCCGCGTACATCCAGGAGTCGGTGATGATCGGTGCGAGCCACGTGACGCCGCGCGTCTGGTTGAGCCGGTAGCGCACGAAGAGGTGGATGATCTCACTCGCGTCGATGCGCTCGCGCATCCGGAGTCCGCCGTCCGCCGGATGCCTGTTCCAGATGTGATACGCGACGGGCGCGAAGTACCGATCCACCTCGACGCCCATGCGGATCTCGTTCGAGCCCCCTGACTGGTCGGGGAGCCGGTTGTAGTACTCGTCTAACTGATCGGGGTCGATCAGCTGCAGCGCGAAGCCGTGCGCGTTGTCGAAGTACGGCAGCTTCCGGATGATGCATTCGCCGTCGACGGCGATCGTGGCCATGATGAGCCGCTGCAGCGACGGCCAGTCGTCGTGTCGATCGGCGCTACAATGCTCGGCGAGGCTCCAGTCGGCCCAGGCGCGCTCAATGTTGTCATTTGTCGCCTGGTGCAGCTCATCATTTTGCTTTTTGACGCGCGGTTTGAGCTTGATGCCGGTTGGTCCGATCACATTGGTGCGCAAATCGCCAACGAATCCAGCGATGTAGCCATTATCGCGCACCAATCGCCGCGCTCGAGCGCGCAACAGGCGATTCCCGAGACGCACTTCGAAGTCCGGACTGAGATTGCCGGCCTGGAAGTCTTCATAGAGCCGGCCGAGGTTCGCGCCGGAAAACGTCATGGCACCCGATGACAGGCGCGGACCCGCGTTCGCGCGGACCTGAGCCGCCGCGGCTGCGAACGGATTAGCCACGTGCTTTCCGGGTGAGCACGTAGAGCCCATCCGCCGCGAGCCGGTAGAGCAGCTTCCAGCCGGCGAGCGAGAGCAGGAAGAGGCCGGCCGAAAGGAGGTACACGACGCGGGCGCGATCGCCGGCGAGCGCTCCCGCGCCTAACGTGAGCAGTGTCCAACCGGTCAAGACCGCAAGCGAGAGCAAGAGCTCGGCGCCGCCGCGGCGGATGGCTGCGGCCGCGTCGCGCAGCTGGATCCACGCGCGCCGCCCGTTGATCGAGCGGGCTGTCATCGGAAGGTCACCAGGCGCGCCGGCGCCGTCTCGTGCGGGTGTCGCTCGCGCCAGACGGCGGCCGCGTACTTCGCGCGATACCCCATGAGCTCCTTCACGGGGATCTTGGTCAGCGCGCGCCCGGCGATCTGGTAGTACTCGACGTCGGCCGTCGTGCGCCCTTCGATGAGCGATTCGATCGCCGCGAGCATCCGCTCGTTGTGCGTCGTCGTGTCGCCGGCGTCCGCCGTCTGCAGCTGCTGGAGGAGGATCGTGACGCCGCGGCGAATCGAGATGCGCTCGAGCTCCGACCCGACCACGCGTTCCACCCACGCCACCCATCGGTAGTTGCCGGGCACCAGCGGCGCCGTTTGATCCGCGCGGGCGCTTACCAGGTAGGCGCTGTTGTCGGGCGTCGCCGTCGCTTGGATGTCGATCTCGCCCGACGCCTCACCCGTCGCCGCAGGGCCGCGCAACGAGACGGTCAGGGTCCAGCCGTCGCTCGGCGGGTAGTCGCCGAAGGTCAGCTGAAACGTCCACGAATCTCCGGGCGTGAGCTCGTGCGGGATGTGCGTCGGGATCTGCGGTGCGGTCACATCGGACCCGGACAAAAAAGAAAACGGCCCCGCGCCCAGGGATGGGCGAGAGGCCGTCATCGTGACGGATGTGTTGTCGGCCAATATGACGTATCAGGTGCCGCGGGCGCAACTACTAACGTCGCCAGCCGGTCACCCAATTGCGCGGCGGTGGCTCGTCGTCAGGCGGTTTCTCGGCCTCGCCGGATTGTTGTTGGGCGCGGAGCGCGGCGCCTTTCTCCTGCACCTGTTTGGCGATCGCGCCGAGGTTCTTGACGGTGGCCGGGCCTAACACCTGGAGCGCCGCCATCGCGTAGACGAGGAGATCGAGCTGCTCGTTGCGGCCGATCTTGATCCAGATCCGCTTCGGTCGGCCGCCGACGATCTTCGTCACGAGCTTTTCGTTCGTGAACTGGTTGAGCTGCTCGGAGTCGAGCCAGTCCGGCATGTGGAGGAACCCGGGCCCATGTTCCTTCACATTCTTGAACCGCGACATCACCGACTCTTTCCCGGTGAAGCTGCCGACGGGATAGAGAATCGTCTTCGCAGAATTGCTGCGCGTTGGGCGGCCGAGCAGCGGCGCGCCTTCGAGCGTGGATCCGTGGATCGCAAAGACGCGGCGGTTCACGCGCTGCCGGCAGAACTGATAGACCTCCTTCGCATGGTGGCCACCGGCGTCGATGAAGGTCACGAGCGGGGCGAGCGTCGCGCCGCTCTCATGCGCGTAGCTCCGCGCCAGCTGCGCCTCGAGCTCGTTCCAGGGCGAATGGAGCGCGCCGAACGGAACGCCCGGGTCACCCGGAATGATCTCGTGCTCGATCGGCCATCCTTCCTCGCCGGCGCCCCATCCCCAGACCGCGGTCTCGATGCGATCGTCCTGCGTATCGACGCTCCGGACGAGCACGGCAACGCCGTTAGGCACGACGGCCTCGTACGTCTCGAGGCGCGCGACGAGGAGATTCGCGTCGACCTGGACGCCCTTGTCCTCCCACGTTTCCGCAAACACGGTGTTGATGAACTGGCGGAGCCGGATCTCGTCATCCTTGACCTCGAGCCATTCCCGTACGAGATCACCCCACTTGGCCCACGGCGAGACGAGCGCGTTGAGCCAAAAGCCGCGCGTCGGGTGGCCTGGGTTGTCGGCGATCCATCGCCCGCGCGCGTTCATCCACGTCTTCCACGACTCCTCGATCACGCACGCGCAGGACTCGCACACATAGTGGGCACTCTCCGGATTGCCGGAGTCCCACTTGATGCCGTAGGGCACGTCGACGCCACCCCAGCGAAGAATCTGCTCGTGCTGGCAGTGCGGGCACGGCACGAACCACTTTTCTTGCGTCGAGTCCGCGTACTCCTTCTCGATCGCGCTCCGGCCTTTGATTGTCGGCGTGCTCGAGCGCACGAGCTTGCGGTTGCTGAACGTCGTCGTGCGCCGATCCGCGAGGCCGATCGGATCGCCTTCGGCGCCGGCGCTCGCCGGGAAGCGATCGATCTCGTCGCACAGCACATCGCGAATCGGCCGCGAGGCGAGCGACGCCGGCGAATTCGCTCCGGCGATCGTGATGTGGCCGCCGGGAAACTTCTTATGCAGGATCGTGTTGTCAGAGTTGCGAGATCGCGCATCC